TCTTTTTATTCTTTCTTCAAGAATTTCCATTCTTCTTGATGTACTAATTTGGTATTCGTCTTGTGATTGAGCAAGACCGTTTACCCTCTTTTCTAGATAGTTTGTCCAATTAAACATCTTATGGTTGAATTGCTTATCTAACTCAACTATTTGAGAATCAATCCTATAAAAATCTTTTTTATACCATCGTATCTCAATAATCAGAAGAAACATTAAAAGAGAGGCGATACAAATTAATAATATACAAACACCTCTCCATCTTTTCATTTACTTCCTCTTTAAATATTCATTTAGCATATCCATCCTTTGGAGAATATCATTTTTTAATGCATCTTGCCTTGCAATAATATCACTTTTATTTGCATCGTTTTGAAGCCTTAGCTGTGTCATTTCTTCTTTAAATTCTGCTTTAGATACTTTATCGTTATAAAGGAAAGCAACTTTATCTTCTAAAATATACACTCTCTGTTTCATATCAGTGTATATCATGGCCCCGATTCCAAGGATTATCGCAATTGTTCCAGCAATAATTTTATCTTGTGTTTTTTCCCACCAAGTTTCAAAATTTGCTGTCATTACTATCTCCTATAGAATTATTATATTTACGAATGCTTTCTAAATTTCCTTCATATTGCCCAATACACGATGTATTTTTAATATACCCTTTAGCTAAAGATTCTAATGTTTCTCCTGCTCCAACTGGAATACAAGGGGATTGAACTAGTCCTTCAGGGATTTTCACAGGCCTGTCCACGTATTTCACTACAGTGTTTGTTGAGCAACCGGCTAAGACCACTAGGGAGAGGAGAAGAGAGATTATTAACAGTGGGTATTTTTTCCTTTTTAACATTTTCTAATTCTCCTAGTGTATTCTTTTCTTTCTCATTAATTTTATTTTTTTCTTTCAATAAAAATTCAAGAGAAGTTTTTTCTGCTTCACATGTCTTTTTTATTGTTTCATTATTTTTCTTCAACAAAGAAATATCAGAGTTTAAATCTTTTATTGTTGATTCATTCTTTATTAATTGATTTTCTTTGCTCAATGAAGATACGTAATAATATCCTGTTGACAAAGAGAGGGAAATAATAATTCCTACAAAAATATAATTTAAATTAATTCCAAACATATCATTCCCATTCACTTTCTTCATCAATTGCTTGGTTTGTAAAATAACCAAGAACACCTAAGACACCAAAGATTATTCCACAAATCACCAAAGTGTTTAATAAAATTCCATCAGCAATTACACCAAGAACACTTAATCCAACAATACTAATTGTTGTTAAAAGATTTGCTATGTGACTTATAATAATCAGTTTTTTATTTCTTTTTTTCTTGACAATCTTTTGTTGGTTTGATAAATTCTTCATCTTTGGTCTTATCAGGAATAACAGCAATTTGAATAATTTCTTTGTAAACATCTTCCACCTCTTTAGGAACTTCTCCTAAACACCATGCCTTTTCTTGTGCTCTTCTTTTCACAAGACCATTCAATTTTTTCTTTTGAGCATACACCCAACGTGATAGTTCATCACAAGCACCATCATGATCTTTATTATTCAATTTTCTCAATAGTGTACTATTAGATAGGTTTACAACACCAACATTATATGCAAAAGAAATTAAAGAGGCTTTTTCATAGTCGGAGATATAATCCACTTTAACAAGATCATCTACTTTTCTTTCAAATTCTTTTATTCTTGGAATAAACATTTGAATGCACTCTTGTTCTGTATATTCATCACCAACTTTAAAAGATTTTCCGTATAAATCTTTCCCTGTCAATCCCCAACATGCCGTTGGAATCCCTACTGCATCAGAATATACTACGTGTTTCTCATTGACAACCACTTGACCTTCGTTTGGAACTATGAGATAGGCACTTGAAAGAGCTAATGCAGAAGATAGACCGAGAGAAGCAAACCAAATAGACAGTTTTCTTTTATTCTGCATTAGCCTTCCTTATTTTAATTTATTATATTTCTTAATTACAACACGATAGGCAATAGGAGCACGATTCTTACGTTCATTTTCCCAAGGTGCTTTATATCCGAAGATAAGCTCAATAAACCATTGATTACCCAAGTGAATCTGGCGCTGATAAATAAACCCCACCTGACCATAGGCGTTTTTGAATTTCTTGTATGTGATGTTAGGTACGCCCTTGTCCCAAAGAACATCTTGATCGTGAATCACTTCGGTTGTCATGCCGGTTTGATCATATCCAAGATCGCGGCCCAGTTTGTAAGCCGCATTACGGTACATCCAAAACACGCGTACAAGATAGCGCACAAAGGGGCTGGCGAGGTATTGTGCCTCGGTCATATTGGCAAAGGGCTTCCAGCCAAAGAATGACAACTGCTGCGTTCGCCCCGAGTACCAATGTGCATCAGCACAATCGTCAAATGTGCCTGCCCACTCAAACGGAAAGTCGATGTGCTCACGCAACTTGCCGGGAAACTGACTTGGATAGCCTGTCACACGGGACTCTTCCTGCCGATAGTAGAATAGGCAGAAGAACCAGCCGAAAAGCCATGTAGAGATTAATCCAGCTAAGGCCACCGGGACTTTTAAAAACCATTTTGAGGTTGCGAGTATCATGGTTTTTCAGGCCATACGATAGTTTCAGAAGCACCTACAATTTCAATAATTCCTTTCTGTGTTTCCGTTGCAGAAGGGACGAGGTTAGCTGTGTTAATATCTTGTCCTAAATAATTTCTTGTATTAGGCATATTTTATTCCTTTACTATTTTAGACAGAAGCGTCTGGAGCAACAGGACGTTTTGTACTGTCTGGGAAATCAGGAGATTCTGGCCATGCACGTAATTCCTTACGATATGTACGCCAATCACCTACAGCACCAGTAGCATTGGGGTCGCTGTCCTGCACTTTGTTCAATTCAATGTCTGCACGAGATAGTTCTCCATCACGCCACACACGCTCTTGTTGTGCCTTATCTTGGAAAATCTCTTCTTCTGTTGGAGGAGGGAGTTCTTTAGAAAGCCACTCAGGGGTTTCCCCAATCCCGTTATATTTCTTTCCTTCTTTTTCTTCCCCAATTTCATATTTCTCTTTCCCGAAGTACAATTCATCTTTACGATGATCTTCTTTTATCTCCCATTGCCCTGTTCCTTCTTTTCCAAAAGAACGGTCTGTTTGTCGTGATAAATCTGTAATCCAGACAGCAACAAACCCTTCTTGGATTTGAGGAGGGGAAACAAACACTGCACCAAATGGTGTGCTGTATGTCTCTTGTTGATATAAACAGATGTTATTCTCGTCTGTTTGATATGAAATAATTTTTTCTTTCATGTAATTCCTTTTAAATTAAAAAGACGTAGATAATAGATGCCTATTTATCTTCCCAAACTGTTTACGTCCAATTTCGCTGTTTGCTAATTTCATTGTCAAATGTTTAACATCGGGATGATAATATCTTAAAAGCATACGTGTGTCTGAATGCCCTGTAATTTTAGCTAATTCGTGCATTTCATATACGGTTGCTAAACGACTTGTTGCCTCATGCCTTAAATCATGAAAGCGTAAATTAACAAGAAAATCATTATTCGCTGGGATGTTTTGTTTATTGCATTCACCTAGATATAATTTTCTTGCTTTTCTTATAGCTCTTATGAAACTTCTTGTAATTGCACTTTCAGAGACATCAAATAAATTCCCTGCCCGATTATTTAATGCAATATATTGAATTAAAGTGTAAGAAGCCCAAGGGGATAGGGGGATTGTTCTTGATTTTCCATTCTTTGTTTTTGGAATTAATATACATCCCTCATCGAAATTAATATGCTCTCTTCGTAAATTAATAATCTCGCTTCTCCGCATTGCTGTTTCCACAGCTAAATTTATTATTGTTGGAAGATGTTTAGAATTTGTATTACGAATTATCCATGTTAATTCGTCTGTTGGAATTTCTTTTCCTGCAACAAATAGGTTGTCAATAATCCGTCTTTCCCTAGCATCTTGAACGATTGGTTTTCTTAATGTTTTAGAAGGATCATCAATATACAACATTCCCCAATCTTTTCTAGCAATTGTGAATAGGTGGCTCATTATTGCCAATCTTCTCACCACGGTTGATCCAGAGATTTCCTTAAGCCATTCATCTCTATAGCGAACAAGATCATGTTGGGTGATTGTGGAAATAGGTCTATTTGCAAGGGTTGTTGAGCACCACACTTTAGTGAGATGCTTGTCCGTCCCATCCCCGCCACGTTTCTTACTGCTTACATCTTTAAGATACCTCTCCAATGCTTGTTTAAGTGTTGGAGATTGTTGTTTCAATCTTTGATTGCGCTTTTCAAACATAACATTTCCTAAAATAGAACGTGTTATGAATTCTACACGTAATCATCCCTTCAAGTCAACAAGTGTTCCTTTCTCTGCAAATGCGAGGGTGCTGGGGTCGACTCAACAGGACGAACTGCGTGAACACAGCCACCGGGTGGACTCAGACAATCAACGAGCATTGCAAGTGAATGGGCTTGGGCTTTCTGTGCCGGGAACGTCACTGTCAAGTTCTACCGGAAGCCATGGTGGATCCGAGACACGACCGGTCAACGGCGCATTCAATCCCTTCATAAATTTATGACAGGCAGAAAAGCGGTGTTAGATCCCCTGGTCTCCGCGGACGTGCGCGTGGTTAGCGCATTATCGAAGTCGGCCACGTCGCCCGACGAAGAGCTACCAGAATCGCGGGTAATGGAGTTGGAAGCGACCGACGACGAATATGAGACAGCGAATGCTCCCGTACCTGATTGCAGCGCACCAGTGCCAATGCCAGCGGCTCCGCTACGGAAATAAATGCTGCCCTGCACGCGCTGCTGCGCGTCTAATTGCATGGAGCCAAGGGCCCTTTCATTTGCAGTGTCAGCGTCAGTCCCGGTAAACCGCAAGAACTGGTTCCGCATATCGGGTGCTCTCCAATCACCGCCGCCAAGATCAGCAATTTTGTACTCACCAGCAACCCACGACCCAATTGGTGTTTCCAAACCACTTTCCCTGAATCTAGCAATAAGTCCACCATGGTCTACTTCATTGAGAACACCACCTATAGCTTCCACTTGCCAAGGAAGGGGTGTTGGTGTCCATCCAAACTCTAGTTTGCCCGAATTCAGAGAGCGATACCCTGTAAAATATGGAGTAGCCACCCACTCCCAGAAAGAGTTCATTTCTCTTACGTAAATTGTCCCAACATTGGTTGTAGGGATATTATTAAATTCATAGATTCTGACAAAATCAGATGGATTTACAATCAGACCATCCACCTCTGTTTTTGAGTAAACACCAATATTTGTTCTGAATACCGATGCGTCATCTATGTCTGCACCATTTGACAAAACTTTCAAATAAAGTGTATCGGATTGTTGGGGGTCTAAGAAAGCCAATGTCCAATATGTTTTTGAAACATCTGTTGTGGGGTCTTGTGTAGTTGTTGAAGGCCCACTAGCTGCAACACTTTTATAAATATTTCCATCAGAGCCTTGCACATAAGCTGCTGCTGCATCGTATGTCGTAAGAGCATCCCAAACAGGAACGCCCTTCTGATTGATGTGTGCCAACATCTGGTCTTGTCGATATTGAGCAAAGTTTTCCCACTGGTGCGGAGGAATCTCCGCAATCCATCCTTGTTGAATCTTAGAAGATGAGGGTGTAACTCTCGCCCCACCACTTGCCCAAAGATGTGTTAAATCTGGTTTTGAAATAGCCATTTAATTTCCTTTTTATTATATGACATTGTTTTATAATAGATAAGCGTATGTACCACCATCCACTCCTGTATCATTAATTGGATCATAATCACCAAAACCACCTGCTCCTGCCACCCCGAGGTATGCAAATGGGAGTGTGGCATTAGATACCCCAAATCCATAATTAACGCCTAGGGCTTTAGGTACAAAATATGATCTGTAGCGGTCTTCTACAAAATAACGAAGTAATGCAAAACCAAAAGGCCCAATATCATCACTCACCATAATGAAAGGAGCATTTGCTTCCTCATCTGTTAAAATCTGAACGCGAGAGACACCAAATACAAATTGAATAAAATAAATAACTTGCTCCGGTGTTGGGTTTACAATGTTCTTTAGAATTTTTGCTTTAATGAATATTCTGTATTGTTCATCATTAAGAAGGATATTACCTGTTAATGATTTGTTAATATCCCAATAATATCCACCAACACTATCATCTGTAAGACTCCCATAACTCTGAGCTTCGAATGCACCTTCATACCCAAAATAAGGAATAAATGAGCTATCAATCAATTCTCTTGGTTGTCCAACAATATCACCAATAATATCCAACTGCTTACCAATCGCTGTATCAATACTGCGTTCTTGCATCAGTTGTCGTAACACTTCTTGCACTTCAATAGGAGAGCCAGAAAGAAGTTGCAGATATTTATCGAAGACAGGAGCATCTTCAAAAGCAAATGTCACTCTCTGACGTAAATCATCAAGATAATCTTTATTTTCAAAAGGAATAACTTCTAATATTGCAGCCATCATTCCTCCATTATGAAATTGTTATATTAATATTTGCTGAGTCAAGAGAAGCAATTTCATTATAAGCCATTGTAATATTTGATGTTCCAGTTGGAGAAGGAGATAACCCAATAGTCAAGCTATCAATTTGGTGTCCTTGAATTGTATTGATTGGTGTATATAGACGACTGTAAACTACAGTTTCTCCAATACTGAAATTGTTTTCAAAGTATTCAATCAATGCTGCTTTAATTTTTTCAACACCATTAGCAGGGAAATCATCAATATTTGTTGTCAGAGTTATATCAATATAAATAGGGATATTAATGGGTCTTTCAAAAAATATATCTCTTGTAAATCCTTGACTGTCTGTTACCGGGGTTGATGTATTACCTCTTGAAGCAATACCTAGTGGTTTGTTTATCCAAATAGTTTTTCCAATTTCAATTGGGTTTCCACCAAGAATGATTGGTTTAAAACTATGTGGTGTTAAATCATAGACAGGATCATATGTTGCAGTTTCATTTTCATAAACACGAACATATTGAACACCATCTAATGCCACAAGAGAAGAATACAAAGCATCCGAAATATTTTGAGCACGTAGAAATTTACTTTCTCTAAATCTAAAACGTAGTGCATCATCGGTTTCTTGATATCTGCCTGTGATCGCTGGGAAAGGATTATTAACACTATCCCACCCGAGAATTGGAGTGGCAATTGAATTAATGCTATTTGCGGGTTGTTCAATCACTCCTGTTTCTTGACAAACAACTTCTGTCTTTCCTTTTATTTTGTTTGTTGAAAGATTGGAAACTGTAAATCCGAAATAATCATTAATATCAACAGATTCTACAGTCAGTGAATTACCATTAACCACTGCCGTAAAAGATGGATATAGTGAAAAACCACTTTGTAATCCTTCCAAAACTTGAACAAAAGTGTCTCCGCTTAGTGCTGTATATGACACTGTAAACGTTGTTTGGTCGTTTGTAATAATTATTGAATACGTTGTTCCAACAACTACAGAACTTGTTTTTACAGAGAATCCTATGCAACGATCAGATGTTAATTCTGTGCTAACTAATACATCATATAAATTATTATCATTTGATCGTACAACTGAAGTGACTGCTGGAATAAAAGTATTCTGATCACCCCATAAAACAACAGTTGCTTGTGTTGGAGAAGCTGGCTCTCTTGTTAAACCACCAAGGGCAACTAAATTATCAAGAGCAATTCCAGTAGCACTATTTGGATCAAAAGCAAAATAAACTTGTTGTGTTGCTTCCCAAAGATCAGCAATTGGTCTGGAAAGAAGTGCTGTTAATCTGCCAATTGTGCTGGAATTTGATGTATCAATAACATCACCGGGAGGCACAAGGTCTTGAAAAATAGGCTGTGCATCAGCCCTCATATCTTCTACAACTTGTGTTAATCTTTTTATTTCAATACCGTTCTCATTTAACCCCGCCATGATATTCCTTTATATTGTTATGATAGGAGATATTTGTCCTCCTTGTGTTCTCACCTGAAAAGAACAAGAATATGCTCTTTTAGAATTTTCATATGTTGAAGAAAAATTAACTACTTGTTGAACACCATTCTCTGATAAAATTTGTTCTTGTATAATAATATCTGCTGATGCTTTTCCATTCTTTTGTCCAAGAATTCTTTCAAGCCAAGGAACACCATATGTCACATCCCACCACCACTCTCCAAAAAATGTTCTTAGACGAATATATAGTCTCTGTATCACCCTATCTATTTCATCTGAAGTGGTTGGGCATTCCCCATTGATAAAAACAAGATCGTTTTTTTCTCTATTAAGAAGTAAATCCACCAATGCCTCCAAAAAGCGTTTAAACGCCCTCTACGGGCTTTTTATTATTGTGCCTATGTCCTAATATCAATTATCAAACAAATTGAATATAGGGCTTTTAAATGTGTTTAGCTTCCAAACGGGTCTGTTCTATCTCCTCCAGAAACCACCCCACCGTGATACGACTTTTTATGTTTTACATACAGTGATTCAATTTCATTGTATAAGGATGAAATTTCACCAACAGAGCAAGTTTCTGTATATCCATCAGGCATATCTATTCTCTCTATCGCCTTACCGAACTTAGACCTTATTATTGACTCATGGTCTCTACATATAAGTCCATCTTCGTAGAACCAGTCTAAAATTGGAATAAAAGTTAATCCTTTATTGTTAATATGCAGATTGGATAGTCTTTTGGATTTTACATTTGATATACCAAATTTAAAACCAATCTCTTCTCCTTGTTTAACCACTTTCAACACATAAAGGTGTGAACTTCTAAGAGGGTTAAAACCAAGTCTGGCACAATTAGGGCAAGAATATTTTCCACTCAAAACATTAGCCATATGAGATTTCCACACATTATCACACACCTCACATTTCAACCTAACCCAAGATGACGCTCTTATTTTATCTGTTGTTTGAGAGTGAAACCTGAATTTATTTTGTTTACCAATGATGTTTATTCTTTCTATATACTCCTGATCTGTATATCTCTTTTGACCAGCACAACAAGGACACCCTCTCGCTATCTTACCGCAGAAATATGAAAAAGAAACATCCCACCTATGTAAGCAAGTTCTACATTCAACCGTGAATTTATCTCCTGAAGAGTTCAATTTGAGATTATCTTCAATGGGAAATATTCCCTTAATCTCCGCAACTTCTTTCACCCTTTCAGCCTTTCTTTCGGGTGATTTGTAATAATTTCTTCCGCACTTACAAGGTTTCTGTCCAATAAATATCTTAGATGGGCTAGTGTGTGTTTCTGCAAGACATGTTTTACACTTAATCAGAATTTTGTGATCTATAGAAGACCCGCTATCCTTCAAAATTAAATAATTAGAACCAAACTCATTGGCTCCCTTGCTGTTTGGAAATTTATCGAATAAAGTTATCATTCATTAAATCTTCCTGTTCGGTCTGGGCCTGATGTGACACCCGAATGGTCGTGACTCTCTACAGGTGTTCCATTAAGAACTAAACTTCCTGTCATCTCAAATGTTGCATCCATTGTTGCACTGGCAGTAGCAGACATTGCAATAGACCCAGAATTCACAGTAAATGCTCCAGAAGTTGCTGTAAAATCACCATTGACAGTGGTATTCCCATTAATCGTATTTTCTGGACAATTAATTGTTGTTGTGCTATCAGCATTAATCTCTGCATCTATACAATTGACTGTTACTTTTGTTGGAGAATTAACTATGACATCGCCATTAGGTTTTAACCTTATTTCAACTTCAGCTCCACTACCTATGTTATGCACCAAGACAACATCATTGACATCATGAGAATTAACTCTGCTAGAAGGATTATTTCTTGATTCAGGAAATGGAAATATTCCCGGAATAGCAACGCAATCTTTAATATCAAATTTCCTATTATCAGAAGGTGTTACAGGATAGCCATTCCCTCTTTTCCAAATGTCTATTCCTCTCATTGAGAACATAAGAAAAACAGGTGTTCCTACAGAAATTGGATAGGTTAATCCACCATCTTTTGTTAAAGGCATGTGTAAAGGAACATTTAAAATTACAGGGCGTTCTTCTATATTATCCCCATCTTCTGACCTAAGATTTAATGTTGGTTGGACATCAATTCTTTGCTCTGCTAGATTTTTAACAGAAACAACAATTGCTGGAATAGCTGTATACATTTGAGAAGATTGATATTCAAATTGTGCAACTAACACTTCTTGCAGTGATGGTAGTCTTGTACTCATTAGTCAACCTTTTGTCTAGCTATGATTGTGGAATACCACTGAGTTCCACGAAACTCACCAGCGTGAGTAACTTCAGACACTCTATAATATCCTGTCAAATCTTCAAATTCTAATTTAATAATACTACCAGCAATGATTTCTGGATTTAAAAGTATTTTAAATTTTAAATTATCTTTTTTATTTTTATTCTTCTTTTTGATTTTCTTTGAATCATTTGATATAAATTCTGGTCTTTCAATCAACCCTGAGAATTGTCCAACAGAATAAACCTCTTGTTTATTATCTGAATTACCATCTTCATCAGAGACATATAAAACACCCATATCAATTTGCCATTCAATACCATAGGCTTTGGAAAGATCGTCTAAAATTTTCCTTGGAGTTCCAGAAATGGGGTATCCATCAATTAGTGATGTTTTAACTTTTTCGCCAGATATATCTTTTCTAGCAACTTCTGGAAGATAATTTGAAACAAAATTAATAACATCTTTTACAGTTTTTCCTGCTGGAATCAATCCCTTAATAGCTTGAGCATTCAATCTTTCATAAAGCTCATCAATTGTCAATCGTGTGATTAAATCTGTCCCCTGCCTTTTCGTAAGAAAAGGATCAATTTCTGTTGTAGAAACATTAACCACTTGTCCAGAGAATAATTCTTTTAATCCTGTATCTGAATAACCAACTTTCAAAGAAACCTGAACATAATCCTCTTCTAATGCTTTTCTTCTTGATTCAGAAAGATTGAATATTTCAACATAAGCATTATTCTTTTTATCTTTATTGCTTGATGTCTTTACAATATTGAAACGAATATTTAAATTATTAATTTCAACAGCATCTTCCTCTGTGCCAACAACGAGAGAATAAATTCTATTTCTTTGATAAGTGTCCATTTATTCCTCCGTTATGTAATATAGATTATAATATTTACTTAGTTCAAAAGGGTTTGAAATTGTCTCATTTTTATTACCTCCAATAGGAGATAACCAAAGAAAACCATTAAATACATCTAAATAATCATACAACATGGGATATGATGGAACTAGGCAAACACCAAGAATAATAGGAGTCTTATCTGATAAATAAATATCCAAAATCCATTGTTTCATTCTTTCGTTATAATAAAACCTAAATCTATATGAAACCCTCTCTATTGTTACATTATAGAAATAATCCGATTCTTCGTACAAAGGAAGGAGAATACTTTTTAATGTCATGGTAAGCTCCTTGCTTTTGTTATTTGCCCTGTTGTACTTAATTCTTCAACATCTTCTGGGTTATTTGTACTAGATGTTGATGCTGTACCTTTATTCTCTTGTTTTTGTGTTGCTCGTGCATCTGCTGTTTTCTTTGCTGCCTTTGGAGCATTTGCTTTTTGTAGTGTGACAAATTTCACTTGCTCAAAAGAGGCATCAAAAAATAATTCTTCTCCGCTATCAGCATTTTCTTTGACTGAAAAAGAGGTTAAGATCAAATCTTTCATGAAAGGAAGCGGAGTGAGCCTTTCTATAACATAGATGGTGGCAGGAGTCATCTTATTTTCCCACCTCTTTTTATCTTCGTTATAATACAGTCCTGTAATAATTTCCCGCATCAAAATTTCAATAAAATCTCGATAGTTCACTCTTGATCTTTGATCAACCTTCACATCTTGAGGGATAGGGGGAATAAACTGTGATATTGATCCCGGAATAAATTTTGCAAGGGATGATCCCATATCACTTACAATAACAGGGGTTGGATAGTCATTTGCGTTTATTGCAAATAAATCATCTATTTTTATTTGTTTAGGATATTGAGAAAAATCAACGTGGGAGATAACACCAGATATTGTTATTTTAGGATTAGAAGATATAAAATGGTCTGTAACAGAAGCACCCGCTTCTATGGGGTGCTTTGTCACATCTCCGCTATATGTTCTATTAAAATCTGTTGTAGCATCAATATAAATAACTCCCGATAGGGAATTAGTATTTGTGTCATCACCAAATTTAATAGCTAAAGACATAATTCTCCTATCAGAAATTATAAAATGTATTTGGAAAAGTAGGCAGCATTGTACCCATTATTCTGTTTGTTGCTTCACTAATAGCATCGTGAGTTGCAGATTTTAAAGATTCCAAGTCTATATTTGACCCAACATCCCCGTATTTTATCTGGAAATTATTATAAACAACCATTGAATTACCCGGCATTCCTTTCACCATATTTACAGTGCTGGAAGGTATTTCATTGTTACTCATATTAGGAAGTAGTGGGCTTTTCCAAGACAGGGGGGTAGGAGTATAAGAAACCGGGTTTTGAATTTCTGGTTTTGTAAAATATGATCTTATACCATCTCCTATATATTTTCCCCAATTTTCAGGATTCCAAGGAGAGTTGTTAATATCTTCTAAAGAATTACTACCAATGGGCATACCAAACCAAGAAGCGTTGTTTCCTGATTGTTTCACTCTGTTGGATTCCATCTGTTGATAAAGCTCTTGAGTCCTATTTTTAATTTGCTCTCTTGGAACCTTAACACCTGTTCTTTGATAGGTAGACTCTGCCTCTTTTTCTGCTTGTGTTCTAGCTTTACCCATTGTTTCAATTTGAGCATTTCGTTCAACGAGAGCTTTAACACCGCCTTCATTATATGCTTGAGCTAAAGAGAACAAATTTCCCAAATCTCTCAGTAAGGGTTCAACAAAATCAGTTAAAAGACTGAATTCTTTTTTTAGATTTTTAACAGATTTTGTGCTTTCATCCATTGAAGATGTTATATAAGATTTAATTTGTGAAAATGTTGTTTTAATTGTTGATAAAAATTCATTTTCACTTGATTTCCCAAATAATGCTGTTAGGAAATTACCTTTCTTTTCTGCACCAGAAAACCAATCAGAGATTTCTTTTGGTGCAAGCATAACTGCTGATAAATATAAAGAAGCTTTATAAAAAGCATTACCAAGATAATCTGCTGTATTTTTTGAATCTTTCATTAATTGTGCCCATGTATCAAAGAATGTTTTAACACCTTGAACACCACCAGCACTCATGAAATTTTTAAAGAAATCTTCATTTCCTTTTGCTGCTCTACCACGACTCGCTTGAATTGATTCAAAGAAAGCACCAAGAAAAGGCTCTGCTCTTTTACCAAGTTCTTCGAAGAATAATGGAAGATACTTAAAAGCATCAACTTGTCCTGCTTTCATCATTTTTTCAAGTTTTGCTCTATCACCACCTGCTGCCACCTTAGCCATAATATTTACGGCTTCCGGCATACCTTGCTCCAAAATTGTTCAAGATAGGTCGTTACTCTATCTCCGTAGAAAAATCTACTGCTCATAGTCGCCTATGAGTTCGGACTATATCTTATGTAATATTATTACATCTCCCCGCTTCGACCCACTTGGGTCTACTCCTATAAAAGGATAGTCTCTACACGTTCTAAATACAATATTTAGCTTCGCTCGGTATTACCTGCTTGAGGCTTCCACCGAATTCAAGGAGTTTTATAGTTGACCTAGCAATTAAGCCAACTGCTGTCGCAACTCTTCAGACTGAACTTTTCCCTTAGAAATCATTTGACTTATCTTTGTGTTCCCCACTGGTCGTTAATCAGTGGGCGTGTAAAAACACTGCTTTATATTTCTATAAAGAACGGACTATATCATCATCTCTTGTTTAGAGATGCGGGATTTTCAACCGCACTTGCGGTTTACGAGTAATACTCTAGTCTCTGACCCTTCCAACAAACTACAAGGTTTAAAAATATTCTTTAGATAACCACGCCCAAGTTTTCTTGGACTTGATGGATTTAATCAATGATGGTGTTATTGAATTCGAATTTGCCATCTTGACAATATCGCGATTTCTGTAACCTTCTTTGATTTTATTACATATCCATCTTGCTGTAACTTCAGATATTGATCTTTTTGAAATTACTAAATCATATTGTGATGATACTTCTGTCCAAGTATTACCACGCCTTATATGTTTAACTGTGTCAATAGTTACACTAAGCTTTTCAGAAATTTCCTTATTTCTCAATCCATCTTGGATTAATTTGCAAATTTCAATAGCTTGTTCTTTAGTTATCTCTGCCCTACAATTCTTTTTCCTATAAGGATCGAATTGTAAAGATTTTTCTACATTCTCTTTTTCTGTAACCCATTCAAGATTTTCAACCCTGTTGTCATCCCTAACATGATTTATGTGATTAACAACGGGCTTGTTGTCAGGATTTGGTATAAAAGTTTCTGCAACCAGACGATTAACTCTTTTGTGATGATATTTCAAACCATCCCACAAGTTGACCACCATATATCCATCCTGATTAATTTGAAGTTTTAATTTCTTCCCTTTTGTATTAAAAACTTCACCTTGCGTATTTACAAAATAATTGAAACCTTCTATTTGTTTTAACATAACTACCTCCTACTAAATTTTCGTGAGTAGTTTGTTGGAGTGGGTGCGGATTTTCCAATGTCTACAACTTTTTACCATACCTTGCGCATTACCGCAAGCCGCGTTTACTTTACAATAAATGTTTGGTATTGTAGACCTCTAAGGATGTTCCCGCAATTAACCCCGTTTTCATATAACATCACTGTTATATGGGCCTGTAAATTAAGCCCTAATACTCCCTTTGAGCTGTTCATCTCCAAGCCCCATAACAGAAGCATAATTCATTAGAGATGTAAACCCTGATTGTAAGGTTGGTTCCATACTTGTACCACGAGCACCAGCATACATCTGAGCATAGTATGGTGCCATTGTTGATGTTTTTCTACCAAGAACATCACCAAGGTTGCTTAAAAACTTCATCTGTTCTTTAGCAACTTGAGGACTGCCCATAGCAGTATTCATCATAATTTGTTGATTCTGAAGCATTGCTGCATTATTTGCTAGTGTATTCAAGCCCATAGCACCAGCAACACCGGGAAGAGCAAACATTCCAAATCTAAGAAAACTACCCGGCAATCCAGAAAATATAAAAGGATTAATTCTACCAGAAGATTTTCTTTCTCTTGATCTTTCACGCATAGCTGGATATCTTCCAGATGCAGCATGGATTCTTGGATTAATATTTGGCCTGATTATTATATTTGATAAACCAGCACGTATCTGTTCTCTCATAGCCATAATACTGTCTCTAGACAACCTAGCACCAATACGAGCACCTGTCCTACCTGTTGTTCCTAGGTGTCCTCCCATTGCTTGTGTAAGAGCTTTATTAACCGCATCTTTATTAAAAGAAACTTTACCTATTCTAAGAGTTGAGGTTTGCCCTGCCACTAATAGGGATTGTTTTAAAAGCCTATTAAGTGTGGCCTGATTTATCCTAAATTCAAGTTGCAAAGCTCTTGTTCTACCAACTTTTGATTGGAAATCTCGTAGCTGCTTTTCAATTTTGTTTAAATATGCATCTACTGTCTTTAAAGACGAGTTATCGACGCCCACGCCTACTTTGGCATAGTAGCTACTAATCATTGTCATAGCTTAGTTCCTCTTATTTGGAGCATCTTGCCTTGCAATCATCTCTCTGTTTTTCATTTCATCTTCCATTATAGTGTCTTTAACATCAAGCATTTCTAACATATCCAACAAAGTGATAACTGAATATTGCCCCGTTCTGATTTTATGCAGCGTATCTATGGGATCAGAAGAAGCCATTACAACACGCATAATTCTGTAATCCCCCTTCCAGTCTTTTAGCATTCTTCTATACTCTGCTGTGTGTTGCGTCTGCGATACGCCAGAAGATTTTATGTCTCTGAAGTATCGCTTTCTACGTTTGGGGATTCTCCTTCTGAATCCATATCAAAGTCAAAATTGAAATTTACAATTTGACTAAACAGTTCATAGAGTTCTTTGTAATTTCTAGCAAAATGTTTATTAAACCATTGTTCTGTTGGTTGAATATTATTCACTTTAACACTGCGAAGAACAACCTCTTTTACAAAGTTAGCGGGAGGGGATGATTCCATTGTCATCAATGCATTTAATACAGATAAACCATATGTTGCATCTAATGCTGTAATCAAATAATTATTTTGACCAACCACTACTTCTTTTTGTTCCAATACTTGCATAGTATCTCCTTTTAAAATATTGAATTAAATAAACTTAAAACTCCCCACCCTTCTCCATTTGTGAAAGATGAAGATAAACACTCTATTGTCCAACCTCTTGTTGAAATATCTGGCTCATAACCTATATCAGGATGAGAACTAATATATCCCTCTATTGTATTAAAAACCTCTGTACCAAACGTATCTTTTATTGATATTTCCAATCTTCCTGTACCAAACTTCTCATCTTGGTCTAAAATATTCCTAAACAATTGATTGCTTTCACTTGTTGAAGTGAGAACAACCTCAATTGTTGCAGAAGTATCTGGATTTTTTATTCGTGTATTTTTACCGCGAATCCCCCTCACCATTTTATAAGAAGGAGAATTTCTTTTTATAGTTATTCTATCCCAACCAGACAGTGTAGCACCACCCATTGTAAATACAACATCTGAAGGAGAATATGTTGTTACGTTAAATGACATTCATTTCTCCTTAAAACAACCTAGACAATCCCGGAGCCAATCCGAGAGCACCATTGAGGAAATCTTCTCCGACAGACGATGCGGATTCATTACCACCAAGATTAAACGTAGCTTGTGAACATTTAATCACCCACTCCCTTGTTTCAATTGATGTTGAAAAAGAAGAATCAGGCATTGTTTCAATCCACGATGTTAAAGAGAAAAATAATGTAGAACCAAGATTATCTTTAACAAGAAACGGAAATTTACCCATCTGTGTCAATTCATCCAGTTTAGACATATAAGACAGTATTTGATTACTTTCGGATGCTTGATGAAGTGTAAGAGAAAGATTATAAACTTGGCTATTTTTATATGTTCTTGATATAGCTCCATCAGAAGATTCTCTAGTTGTATAAACAGGATTTGCTTTAGAAATTGATAAGAATGTTCCATCAGCAAACCCGGATAGGTTATGAAACCCACCAAGTAATACAGAAACATCCTCTGGTGAATAATGTGCTAATATATTGCTCATCAATTATTCCTTTGGATGAAAAAGAGAAAAATAAAGGGAGAATGCCGAAACATTCTCCCAATATAATCTTTCTTTAAATTCTAATGTTAAGCATTAGGATTCCAGAAAGTGTCAGAATTATAACCAAGATCGGTTACAGTTGAATAAGTATCGCCGGTGAATTTACCATTACCACCAATGTGCTGTGTCATATTGATTGCACGAATCACCCAAGCACGTTCTGCAATATCAGTACCCAGACTCGTATCTGGTGTGGTACCAATATAAGCAACCGGGGTTGACATCACGGTTCTACCTGAAGTGTCTTTAATTGTCATATAAAAACAATCACTACCATCCCTTGATTCTTCATCTAGTGCAAGCAGTTGAGAAAAGACATCATTAGATTCACTTGATTGGTGCAGGGTGAGTGTCACATCGCAATTCTTAATTGAACGTACAACACGAGCATTTGTACCATCAGCACCATTATAGTGTGTTGCATGGTCAACATTCCGTGCCACGCTGATAAACGTGCCATCTGCATAGCCAGAGACAATGTGAGAAAACTTATCATTACCAACAGTAATAACAACACTCTCTGGGCTATAGGTTCCTAAAATATTACTAACTGGAGCCATTATATTTTCCTTTTAAAATGTTATACTGTTAGAGTGCCACGGATAGTTACAGTAGAAACTGCACCTGCCAAACGTGCTGTAAATTGGAAATCTCCCAAATTTCTAGCTGCGCGTTGAATTTCAGGAATGTCTAGAATTCGTGGAGTTGTTACACTGTATGTATCAATACCCCCGTTTTGCTGTGCTTGTGTCAATACTGAACGAATTTCATTTTCAATAATTGTTGCACCAGCTTGTGTATATGGAATCTTTTTAGTATTAATCAGACGGAAGAAAATCTGCTCTTGAAGTCGAGCGTGAATCCAGTCTGTTAAAATCATTACGTCTACATATTCGCTCTGTGCAGTCTTACCGCGACGAGTGACAGGAGCACCTTTAATGGTGATATAGTAGTTATAGCCCTTATCTTCCAAAACGGTGATTTCTGTACCTGTGAGATTACTGACACTAACACCTGCCAAACGCTTATATTCCCACGTATTTGATCCGGGAACCTCTATGATTTGACTACCCACCCAAGAACATTCAGGATATTCCGTATCCGCTGTTTTGGAGTACATAATCACTGTACGGTCATTAGATTTAGCTTTCAGCTTACTACCGATGTCTGTGGTGATTGCTTGGTTTGTTGCATCAGCAGATGAAGTTGATGTAAAATACATTTTACGCATCGCTTGGATGGTGTCACTAATTTCTTCAATATCAGCATCAACATGGCTCTCAGCCATTACAGCATACCAAGTATCATCTACATTAATAGTGGCTTGGATTGCTTCAAGATATGTTTCTTCACTACCGAGTTCTTTGTTGACTTTAGCAATCTTGAAAGTAGCAGGTTTATTTTGACCACTTAGAAGTTTTTGAGCCATTAAGTAGCCTGTATGTGCTACTGTAAGGTCTGTAGCAACATCTTCTAGTGCTGTATATGTTCTGATTCTGTCTGTTGCAAATGCCGTAACAGTATCATCCATCTCAACAAACAAAACAGGAATATCAAAAGCAGCAATATCAATCTGGGTTGTTTGTCGGGTAATAAAAACTTTTACAATGTTATCAATTTGAGACATTATTTTTATTTCCTTAATTGTTTTTGTTTATGGGGAAGGGATTGTGATTGGGTTATTGATTGTAGTTGTATTATTATTTGAATAATTTAGTACTACACTAGTAGTTTCAACCCAATCCATTTGTTGTCTTGTCTTAATAGCAAATGATAATCTCATGTCCATATTGAACATTTCTACCCACTTTGCATCTCTTGGTTGTGGGGAGCGCCTTATATCACTTCTATCAAGAAACCCCCAATTGTATTTATTGAAAATTGAAATACAAACTTGATTATTTATCAAATTATGCCTAAAATCCATTGCAACAACATCTGCTGAATTTCCAATAAATGAATACTGAATAGATAATTTATAATGTGATACTGTTTCAAGAATTCCCAATTGTGTTTGAGGATCATAATCCGTCAAAAATGTTGCTTCATCTTTGAAGCCAACTTGAGAAAAATTCAGAACATTTATTAAGCAATATGTTTTTTCTGGTTCAGTTGTGTTGTTCCCTGAGAAGATAACATTTACATTTTCATAACCAAGGCTTGTCAATACTTCATGAGTGGCATCATATAAATTGTCTAAAACTGTTGTGTAAAAAGACATCAGCCCTCCTATTTAGTTGAAGGCACTAGCCTTGATTTTATTGAATCGTAAGTTGTTCCTGTTTCAATAAGAGGATCATTGAAACCTTTAATTTCTACAGTTGTTCTACTATTAGCAGGATCGCTAAAATCTAACATTGTCTTCTTTAATAAGTCTTCTAAATCTTTTTTCATTGAATTATATAAAGAAGATTTTGTTAAAGTCCCTTGCATCACCATATTGAATTTAGTTGAATAATTCTCAACCAGATTTGGAATACTGTCCATGAAATTATTTCTAACAAATGCTCTGGGAGGTGTATAAGCACCGGGGAATGCACTGTCCGGGCCATTATAAAATCCCTCTTCTTGCCATTGAACAATTGAAGCAACAGGAACGCCCGAGGGATGCATAGTGTTCCACCAACCCACTTCAACATCTTTATTAGCACGTTCAAGCCTGCGCTTCATTTTTTCCCACTCTTTTGTGTTACAAGTCAGTGTCACTTTAGTGGAAAGTTTCATGGTAATGCACCTGCTGTAATTGGTATTCTTGCAGCATAAGCACAAAAATGATCCAATGTTCCCATAGCATAATTTTTACACTTCATTACTTCGTATTGATCACCGTTCCATTCAACAATATCTGCAAGCCAACCATCATCACCTTCTCTCAATGTCCTCAATTGGGATACAGAGAATATTTTTATCCATTCTTTTGTTCTATCAGATTCTTCCATTTGTTGAAGTTCTGTAAATTTTAATGGTTGTACGTTTGCTTCAATTACAACAGATGTTGGAGTAGGATCGACAGGTCTTCCTTTAACAAGGGTTTGTTTCCCTCTACGTTTGATTGTAAGGCTCGTAGAGCCTGTTAAACGAAAAGAGGGGTATGTACGTCTATTGATTGCCATAAGCCCCTCCTAGAGCGTTTTAAGCGCCTTTAAGGGCAGCTAGAATTTCATTCACTTTGTTTGCAATATCTTCTGAAGTGGCTGTAACCGGATCAGCGATTGCAACAACAGCAGCAAGCAGCACTTTAGTATCCACCTCTGCCTTCAAATTAGCATCAAAGCGTTGTGCTTTAGTTGGAAAATTTGCCATTTTTAATTCCTAATATATTCTGTTAGTTCTTCAGGAAAGCGATAGCCTACAATCTTTGTCCACCAAGCAATACAAGGAGAGATTTGAGAAAGAGGGCTTCTATTTCTATCGGGATTGTTATTTGCAGCATTTACATCAGCAATACTGATACCAGCAGCATAGGGCTTCAAATTAGCTGGAAGATTAGCCTGTCCAGACTCTTTGATGAATTCCTCCAACACCTTGCGATATTCTAAAGAGGCGTTAGACCAAACTTCCAACTCCCCACTTCTCTCCCTGTAAGGAAAGGATGTTAAAGAGAATGCAATTGATATTGCTACGCGCCTAGAAGCACGTAGAACATCCCAATTTTCTAATGCAAGTAGCTTTCCAATTTCTTCATCTGTTAGAACAGGATAGAATATGCTTGAAGGAACATCTCCAACAAGAATTCTCACCAATTCTATTTTTTCTTGTTCTTCTGGTGTGAAAGCCATTATTGTCTCCTAAATAGAGGAGAGGGGAAATAAATTCCCCTCATGTTCAATTAGGAAGCGGCTGAACTCAGAGTGATAACAGCTTGAGGACGCAGGAGAGCGTTCACGAAGTTGGTTTCAGACATGATTTCGATGATGTCATCTTTCTCATTGCGATATTCAAACACGTAGCTTTCCAGAGCAGCGCGGTTTACAGTGCTGAAGCGATTTGCAGGAGCAAAGTAAGTGCGGAAGCTGTCTGTGCCCAATGGGAACATGTAGGCTTTATCAGCTTCTACATAGTCAACACCACCAAGTTTACCACGAGCTTCAATGAACCAGATACCACCGTAGTAGAACATACGAGCACGAGCGTCAAGACCAAGACCTTGAGCAGTGAGACGACCATTCAGAACAGCAGTGCCTTGAGTTTGAGCAAAATACTGATACGACTCGTAAACAAAAGGATTGGTTACAAGATCAGTGAAGAAAGAGCTAGAGCACAAGGCTACAAACTCAGTGATCACTTCACCAGATTGGTAGTTGTCTTGAACCTTAGCATATGCTTCTTCAGCGTGAACCAAAGGATTCACTGTAGTGGAAGCCAAATCAAAGAATACGGTTTCACGAGAAACACCAAACTCAGTGTAGAAGTTGGTTACTACAGTGCCGTTAGGAGCATATACGCTACCATCTTTTACCAACTGAGCACGAGCACGTTCCAGAGTGAGAGCGTGAGCACGGCGCAGACGTTCCATCTTCTCCATACGAACTTTTTCAACAGTCATAGGAGCGTTACCGCCTTGCATCAGGCTGTCCCAATCAACCATACCATCGACATCGTTAGGAGTGATAGCATCGTCAGCAGGGAAGTGAGGGATAACGACAGGGAGTACATCACGCTTATTGCCAGTGATTACGCTGTTACGCTCATCCCAGTTACGGTCAACAAGGATGCTTTCTTCTTCAGTGTTGCGAGGAACCAGAACAGTTTTCTGGGATTTGTATTCATTACGGAAAAGACCCATCGAATTGATGATGCCCCATTGATTAGGGATTACATTAATCTCAGGCGATAGGTCGGTAACTTTACCAAGTTGGAAAGGATTAGCAATAGCCATTTTATCTATTTCTCCAAATATTTATTATTATTTTGACTGTATTAAACAGTCAGAGTGGTTTCGATGATAATGCCTTGCTTTTCCAACAGGGCTTTAAGAGCTTTGTGTTCAGCAGAGCCACGAGTGATTCCATTCACTGACAGGAGCAATTCATCTTTCAGAATCACTTCACCACGAACATATGCAACAGCAGCAGTGTTACCTACAGCAGCAGTGGTAACAACTGGGTTAAAACCATAACCATCACCAAAGACAACAGCGAGTTCGTTAGTTGCAACCAGATCGGTAGCAGGAGTAGTGACAGGAGCGTAAGCAGCGCCTTGGTCTACAGCACCAGAGGCGGTAGTACGGAATACAACTGTACCCATAGGAAGGTCTGCACCCGCACCAGCAACATTAACTACGCGACGAGCATAGCCAACCGAAGGGTCTTGCTCGTGAACAACCAGATCAGACAGGATTTGTTCATTGATATTAATAAGAGCCATTTTATTATTTCCTTATTTGATTATTTTTAATTAGGCTTGTTCTTTCTGATATTTCTGTTTCAAAAGAGCAGCAAGACCAGATTCTTGTGTACCAGATTCTACTGTTGCACCAGATTTTGTTTTAAAGAGATCTGATTGATCAACAACCTCATCTTTTAGTTTGAGAGCTTTAACAACAGTCTCAAAAGCTTCATCTCCAAGAGCTTCAACAGACTTTGCAAAAGCAACGGCTTGTTCTTCTTCTTTAATTACGCTCTTAACAACTTCAAGGCGTTGTGCAGCTTTAGCTTCTGCTTGAGCCTTAACAATCTCATCTACTTGCGCACGGAGAGCGTCACGCTCTTGTACAGCTTTCTCAAGATCGGCTAGAGCCTTGGTAAGCTCTGCTTGTTTGGCTTCTACGGCTTTTTGGATTTCTTGTTCCACGTTTTTAACCTCATTTTCATGTTTTGATTTATAAATAGCTTTGATCTTCTCATTACTAGAGATAGAATCAAAAGATTTGACAATAAGGCTACGAACGCCTTTTGGGAGGACTCCAAGGGAGTCATTGCTAGTGCTGTCAGTCATTAGCAACGTCCCTGTCTTTGATTCAAAAGAAACAATACGATTGACAGGGTAAGCTACATCGCCAAGAACAACTTGATTGTCTGACAACGTATATTCTGTATAATAGATTCCTTGGTCGTTGTAAAAAACAACATATTGGTCATCAAAATCTTCTACGTAAGACCATTCCCATTTATCTTTGGAAAATTTCTTAATGGCGTCTGCCATTTTTGTACGAAACTGTTCATAGGAGGCTTTTTCAATAACTTCCAAATCACCTTGTCCAAGAATAGATTTAAGAAGGGTTTTAGCTTCATCATCTAATTCAACATTTGCTTTCATGAGCAAAGAGACATTCCTGCCATTGGCAGCACCACCTTGTGTTTTCATGTCACACAATGCAAGATGCGGACTCATTTTCTTATCTTCTGTTTCTTTAATAATATTAAGAGGCACTATCTTCCCCTCCATCAAATGTTACGTTTGTGATCTCGCCTGTAGATTCATCTACCACCCCTTCTGCACCAATAGAAACACCACCAACGATTCCTGCTTTCTTCAATTTCCACAGACACTCATCGTTATATTTCAATTTAGCAATCCATGTACCTGCTTTGATCTTCTCCCCCGTTCGCTCTACAATGACATCCAATTCTTTTTGAATCCATGTATCAACAATAGAGAAAGATTCAGTGTCTTGCAGGTGGAATAGATTTGATTTAACAATCCCTTTTTCAAGATATGTGTTAAAATTCTCACAAGCATCAATGAGGGTGTCTTGAGACATCCATTGTCCATGAGCATCTTTAACCAGAGGCTCATAAACCACTTCAAAAGAAATCATTTCCTCTTCTGGAAGATTATCTACCACATCTTTACCACTTTCTTCTGAAAACAATCCATATTCTTTAAGAAGGCTTTTAAGAGCCTTTGTAAAGTCTTTCATAAGCCTCCTTTAATTTTCTAAGTTTGCGGTGGAATTATCACGAGTTTCAAGCGTGTTTTCATCAGCCGTAAAACTGTCACCAGATGTTGATGTATATCCAGTCATAGAAGCCCTTACATCCTCAATGGGCGTATCAGGATCGTTGAAAGGAATAGGCATACCTGCTTGCTCTGCAACCCAATTAGCTGTAATAGCATCATTCTTGAGCATACCTGCTGCCGCAACACGTTGAACAAACTTCCCAATTTCATCAAGAGAATTCTCATCTGTCTTGATAAAATCAAAGTATGGAAGAACGCTTACATCCCATCCGTTCAACATAAACAGTTGTGGGATGAGGTCATGATTTAATTGGTCACGCAACTCTTTCAAACGAGCATTGATTACTGTTTGTGTCAAGTCTTTAAGGTTTTCTGCAAGAGCAAATGAACCACTCCCATCTTGTCCAAGAGTGAGCATAGGGCAGAGAAGTCCAGTCACCAATTCTTTCCGATAGCGCAAAATGACTTTATCTACATCGTGCGCTTGAACACCCATCACTGATTTCAATTCAAAATCAAATAATGGCTTACCATTTTCGTCATACGCTGTAGGAAGTAATACACCTGATTGCTCACCAGCATGAAGGCTTCTTAGAATCTCTCTAAATGCTTCTGCTGTTTGCTTCTCATCTTCTGTTGCATCTTCAGATAAATAACGTGGTGGGATTTTAATCACTTTCAATCCACGTAAATCTTGTGCAATAGATGTAGACTCATACTTTTCTAATTGCGTCTTGAACCTCCATGCAGTGTAAACTGAATTAAGAGGTGATGTTCCAATAGGGC